CCATCAGTGCCAACAGGAAGTGTTACCCATGCGCCTGCATTATAATAAAGAATATCTCCGTTTGCAGGCGTTGCTGTCCTTTGCCATGCGGTACCATCGTAATAAAGAAGACTGCCAGCAAGAGGAGTGGTTATCGACACCCAGTTTGTTCCATTAAAATAAAGCAAATCACCGGCAGCTGCGGCAGCAGTATTTTGCCATGCGGTGCCGTTATAATAAGTCATGCTGCTTGCTACAGGCGTTGCTGATGTTTGCCAAAGAGCACCATCATAGTATGCAAGACCACCTGCATTAGCGGCCGCCGTATTTACCCAGTTTGTGCCGTTGAAATACGCAAAACTTCCATTATTGGGAGCGCCTGTAAAAGCCCAATCTGTGCCATTGTAATAAGATAATGCATTAGCACCGGGGGCTGCTGTGGCAGTCCATCCAGCCGGTTTGTAATAAAGGAAACTTCCATTATTGGGATTTGGGGTTAATACCCAATTGGTGCCATCATATGCAATCATGTTACCAGCAGCTGCTGGATTAGGGAGTAATGCGTTTAAAGTGGGTTCACGTGGATCAAATGTTACGGTGCCTGAATTATTAATTTCTATATGATGAACCCCAGCAACCCCTATTCGACCGGATGTAGGGTAAGCCTCAAAAAAAAGATTATTTCCGTTGGCTGGGCTATAAATCGACAATAAAGTTCTTGTGGTGTTACCTGCATTAGTTAATCGCATTCTGGCAGTTGTTGTGCCTGCATCTGCTGTGTAGTACAAACTAACGCCTGCATTGCCTGAATCTTCAACATCTGACTGCCCAAGAATTGCATATTTTGTAGGGTCAGAATTGTTAAAAAACTTTAAAAGGCTAGTGGTAGCCGTTGCACCAAAAAACTGGAAAGTAGATGGATACGTGCTAGTAGTAACAAGCGAACACCCATTGGCTGTTGCAGAAAAAGTATTTGCATAGGTGCCTCCTTGAGTTTCCAACACCATAGAAGCAGTGTTTGTGCCTGGTATCAGATTAAAATTACACGTCAAGCCACCTAAAGTAGGGCTTAAAACTGCCCCTAAGTTTGTCATGCCAACAGCCAATTCATTGCCTTCAGGCGTGATCAAATCTAGTGCTGTACTTGTGGTTCCATTAGTCGTTAAAGCCGCTATTTCAATATTGCTATAAAAACTTAAATACGTACCATCTGCTCCAAACCCCATATTTGGATAATTTATAAAGCTATAAGATGGGTATGTTGTATCGCCAGCGTTAATCAATAAAGAAGGTTGAGTAGCGGTTGTTCCAGAAAACGTGGCTATCTCCACTCCATGTGAAGCAACTGTTGGATTGTAAGTGGAGGGCAAAAACAACCCTGAACTTGAATCAGATTGAAAAGCTAAGGATGGGTTATTAACCGTTCCATCTTCTAAAAGCAGCGTTGCAATGTCATAGCTTGTAGGCACCACAAACAACCGTACTTCACTAACAAGTGGGTCATTTGCTAAATAGGCAATGATTTTAGTGCCCATTGGCACTTCTATGGGGCTACCTATAGGAATGGCTGGAGAACCAGCGCTTATATAGATTTTTGAGCCATTAAGGGTAGAGCAAAAGTTAGCGATATACCAATTTCCGTCAGTATTGCCATAATAAATTGTTATATCTCCAGATATAGTGGAAGCTGAGAAAAATTGATGAATGAAATTGTTTAACTGGTTGGCACTTAGGGTGACTTCTCCCCCTGTTGCTTGAGCGTTTAAAGAAATGTTTACAACGCTGTCAATAAAGGATGTGCTGGATCCAAGACCTAAAGTCCACCATTTTGTTGTATCTGTTTCATCATTAATTAAAGTAACGCTCTGCGTTGTTGCTAAAGAGAAATTCGTGATGTTATTAACGGTGCCTACGAAATTAACATTACCTGTCCCAATATTGTTAAAAGAAACCGTAAAACCCCCTCTAAACTGATCAAGAGTAATGGTGCGTTCAGCAGCGCTATTAATAATGAAAATTTTAGATTGGTCATCTTCAGTAATCGCATAATCAGTCGTGATGATTTCAGGGGGGATTACGGTGTCTAATTTTGCAGCTACTGCTTCTAATCCGTGGCCCGCTAACGCAGCAGCGGTTGCCTGGGAGGTGCCTGCACCCTGCTCTATTATTGCCCACTCACCACCTGTATCAAGAGTATAATTAATTAATTGAAACCACCATGTGGTGCCTGCATCAATTGTTTGCAATAGATTTGCATTGTTATCAAAAACACTAAAAGTTTCGGTAGATGCATCGACATTTCGTATGTAGATATTCATACCCAAACTAACTTCATTAGCGTTAGGTAAGCTAATACTGCAATTGGCAGCAGTTACGGTGAAATTATTTGCGGCCGCACAAATGTCTTGAGCTGTTGTATAAGGAGTTGGCCAAAACAGATCAATATGTTGATCTTCGGTATCTAGCGTATAACTTGCTGAACTTACGTAAGCTGTTTGAACGGCTCCATAATTAATCGATTGAACGGTCATAAAACTCCTTAATGATTATTAGTAGTAAAGCCCACATAAATACGCTCTTTATCTTCGTTGCTTACTTCTTGCATTGCTGTTTGGTAATATTCTTTCCAAACCCCTATACGTTCGTCGTCTTTTAAATATGACGCTGTCTCAAATAAACAAGCATAGGTAAGCACTTGTGGAATGGTTGCCGTTAAGATGTTGGTGCCTGTCGTCTCATCTAAAAGAGGAGGAATTGCATAATAAGCAAATTCATAAGGATAATTTTGATCAGGCGTTGGGACAATTTTGATAGAATTAAAATCGTAGTCAGCAAAATACTTCGGTTCCCCTACTTCATTTGAGTTGGGCCAATACATATCGCAATATTCATTTGTGCGAAACTGAAGAATAACTTTGCCGGTATCGGTTAAAATATTGAAATAATTGCTTTGCAGCCAATTACCAGGCTTTGAAAACACCTCAACGCCAGCCGTTAACTCACCTGTTACAAATTGTTTAATGTTGAGAATTTTAAGATCTTTACAAACCCGTTGCTGACCAAAAAGAATGAATAAAGGAATGCTGCTTATAAAACGCGCATCCTGCCGTTCTACGTACTTTTTTATTTCATCTGTTAGGGTTTCGTAGGTAAGAACAAAGGCCATCTTCGTTCTCTAAATTAAATAATAAGTTACATATAAAACGCCAAAACCTCTGGGAGTGGTAGCAGGATCATTTGCGCCACTATTCTGACATCGTTGTCCGCATCCAAATCCTCCATCTGTAAATGGTCTTCCTTTAGGAGAGCCTGCGGTAGCGGCAATACCATCGTAAGAACCAAAAGACCCTAAACTGCCTGGACTGCCAGCGCTTCCAGATAAAGTAGCCCAAACCCCATAAGTACTATCCACAACGGACGGAGTGGCATTAATAGTTCCTCCCGATCCTCCGGAACTACCTGAAGCATTTCCTCCTTGGTTTCCATTGTAAACCTTACATAAAATTGCACTGTCTACAGTTATTTGAGCGTAACCTGTTCCAGCTGCGGTATTTAAGCTAAACACTAGCTGTTTGCCTGCAATTAAAGGAATTTTATTACAAGATGCACTATTACCTCCTGAACCAGAGCCTCCGCCATAGTACCGGCCGCTATTTATATCTTGGTTTGAGCCTGCCGTGCCGCCTGCTCCAATAATTAGAATATCGATCGCTACACAATTTGGTGGCAATGTTATTGTTTGTGTACTTGTTTGTGTGCTTGTGTATTGAATTGTATATGTGGTTATTCCAGATGATCCGGTATAAGCAGTGGTTTGAGTTGTTCCATCTGGAAATTTTAATGTTCCAGGAAGCCTAAAATCTGATGGAATGCTAAGTGTTGTTGTTCCATTGTTTGTGCTATCAAATGCCGTAGTGGCTGTAATTTGATTTGCGATACCATTAATTGTGTTAATAGCACTTCCGCTAGCGCAAGCGGTAATTCTTCCAAATCCATCCACAACAGTAGTGGAATGCCAATACGTGCCTGCAGTTACACCGGTTGCTGGCATTTGTACATTCATGGTGCCCGTTGTGGTGACAGGAGATCCACTTACAATCAACGATCCATTTGTAGAGCTTAAGCCAACTGAGGTCACAGTGCCATTTCCACCACTTCCGCTAGATGCTCCTATGACTCGACCATAATCATCTAATGTGATCTGGGGATTCATGTAGGTTCCAGCTACTCCAAAAGCTGGAAGATTTACATCTATCACACCTGAAGAAGTAACAGGATTAGTGCCGCCAATTGTTAAAGTACTCCCTGAAGACTCTAAGCCAACAGAGGTAACAGTACCTTCGCCAGCTGCTCCTACAGCAACACCATAATTTACAACCAGACGATTGTTTCCGGCATCTGCAGTGACCGAACAACTTGCAGCTCCAGAACCCGTGAAATGAAGCTCTGGATAGGCACCCACAGAGCTTCCTCCGTTAGCACTTCCTTTTACTAATTGAACGGTGCGCTGTGCTAGAACCCCAAGGGTCGGAGGTCCGTCTAAGCCATCCTGATTATTGATATAAAGGGTGCCGTCTGTTTGAAGAGAAGTCGTTGTAAAAGTTGTGGTAAGAGCATTATAAACAGCAATTCCAGAACTATTTAACTGAACAATTGAATCCAATCCTAGAGAGGGAGAAATCAATACATTTCCAGATGCTCCTCCCGATTGAATCTCTAAACCAGGTGTAGCCGTTAAAACTTGCCCATTTGGCAAATCTATAGGTTCACTAGCTAATAATACATACGAAGAAGTAGACGGAGCGTTTGCCATTTTAACAAAATAAAAAAACCATATATACTATAATAAATGATTTTTTATATTTAGTCTTTATTTACGTATACTTAATAACCTTCAATAATGAGAATGCCATTATCACTAGATCCAGTTCCCGTTATAGTGGCACCGGTTTCACTTAATACCGTAACTGCTGTAACCGGAGCTCCGGTAGTGGAACCAGGCGTTAAAATAACAGGTTCCGCTTCAAACGCTACGGGAAATGTAAAAGAAGCATTTCCCATTAAATCTATTAGTTGAATCATCACCTTTTTATAGCCGCTTCCCTGGCAAGGCATAATCCATTCTATTGTTCCACTTATACCGCCATTAACGGTTGTTCTAGGAGCGCTTGTGTTTAGTGCTTGAGCAAATTGTTGAGTGTTTCCAAAAACTGACATGATTAACTTTCCCTTGACAGCAAATTTTTTGTGCGTTACAAGAAAAAGACCTTCGTAGGGTGACTTTTTCTTGTTTAGTTAGTGAGAAAAAACGTAAGGGATTTCGTAAGGCAATAAAGAAATCCCTTATTTTTTTTAAGCTTGAACAACCGTAAAATAACGATCCGTCCAGTTATACGTAGTCGCTGCTAATCCAGTTACTTGAATTAGTGCGTTTGTCCCGCTTACAACAATATCGAAAGTACCTGTAGTGCTTGCATTTACGATTGGAAGCGATGTGCCAACAATTGTTAATGTGCCTGAATCGTTTCTAACAGTTGCCTGTACAGAACCACCAGTTACATCGGAAAAATCTGCACTTGCACCAGTAATATATGCGCTGATGTTAACCGCGCTATCGCTAGCTATAGCAATTGTAGAAATAGTTGTAGGTGTTGCATCAGTTGTCTGAACTGTATCGGTTGGCTCAGAGCCACCGTAGTTTGCATCACCATATGCTTTTGTTACAACGTCCTGAGCCGCTACTGGATCTCCTACGTTTGAAAGAATGGTTGCACCACCATTGAAAGAACCAGCTCCTCCAAGAGTAACTGCTCCATTTAGTGTTAAACCGTCTGCAAAAGTTTGGTTATTTTTAATTACTGACATTTTATTTTCTCCTTAAATTTGATGACCTGCTGTTGCTAATGAGTAATAACCCACCCATTGAATGGTTGTTGCGGCGAGTCCAGTCACTTGAATTTCGACATCAGTGCCGTTTATAACGACATCAATGTGTAAACCCGCATCTGTTTCTCCCCCACTAATCCAAGGATCATTTGTAAAAGAGACAGTACCTCCTTGATTATTGGCAATAACGGTAAAGTTATAACCAATGCTTTTTGAAGGAGCTGCTGAACCGCCAGAACCTGCTAAAAATCCTGAAATAAACACGCTTTGATCTGTAGGAATTGCAATTGTTCCCGCAGCCACTGGAGTGGCATCTGTTGTATCAATATCTATCGATACAACCGGTAAACTTGCCCCATCTGCAACGGCTGTTAAGCGTCCATATGCATCAACTGTAAGGTTGGCACTTGTATAGCTGCCTGCGGTTACACCAGTTGCTGGAAGATCAGCTTGGATATTTCCGCTTGTTGTAATGGGTGTGTTTGCAATTGTTAGAGTGCTATTAGGTGAAACAAGTCCTACTGATGTAACGGTTCCCGTTCCAGCAATAGGGGAGTTATAATTGACAAGGATTCGATTATTAGCAGGATCCGCACTTACAGAACAAGCAGAACCACCAGTTCCTGTAAAATGAAGTTCTGGATAGGCACCAACTGACGTTCCAGAATTAGCGCTTGCTTTTATTAATTGTACTGTTGTTTGTGGAACAACCCCAAATAAAGGATCTCCACCAGTTCCTACCGGATTGTTCACATAGATAGAACTATCATGTAACAACACGATGGGCACTAATTGCTTATTAGTGGCATTAAATACCAACAATCCTGAGGTGGCTAAATTTTGCAAAGACGACAAAGCGCCCGTTGATGTAATCGTTGCCGTTCCTCCAGAACCACCAGAGTTTAATTGGATACCGTTTGTTGCGGTTAGGCGCTGACTGTTAGGTAGCGCACTATCTGATGACATTAAAAGGTAACTTGAGGTAGAAGGTGCATCAGCCATAAAAGGTCTCCTTAATGATAAACAATGCTTAAATTTAAAAAATTATTTGCTACTAACGGTCCGCTTGTTTCATTTTGTTCTAACTTTGGAATATCCAAAGGTTCTGAAACATTTCCCTCAATTTGCATTCCTAAAGAAAACCCACCGGTCGTTCTGTTATTTGCGTAAAATTCAGTCAAAATATTCGGTATGTATACTATAATACTACCAAGTAAAGCTCCAGTAAAACTAATTATGTCATTATTTAGTTGTTCTTCGGTTAAAAGAATAGATCCAGACATTCCTTCTAAATCCACCGTGACTGATGTGGTTTGTGCGTTATAAACGACAGGATCTGGACGAGCGTGATCTAGAGGAACAGGATCCAACTTAATAATAGGAATTAAGTTTTGAGGGTTGGGAACGTCTTGATACTTTGGATTAACATAAAACCCAGTCCAGTAAAGCCCCATGCCTGCATATTCATATTGCTTAACCATTTTGGCATGCTGAACCATTAAACCACTGTAATCACACACACCAAGCCCCCTAGGCTTAGAACGCATTTGACGGGTGTATTTTCCTTTAGCGCCGATCCTCATGGTCTTAACCACGCAAAATCAGGGTTAATTGAAAGAGGAGAATTTGATTGATTAGTAACGGCTGCTTGTTGATACGCTTCGTCGCGTCTTTTTTCCAGTTGCATAACCTTATCTAATGAAACATTAAAGAAGGGTTTTTCACTCAATCTAAATGCAACATCAGCTACCAATGCATCTAAAAATCTGCGTGGAACATCAAACTGTTCAAACAGATACACAACATCTTGAGGATAGAAATACCCCGTATAAAGAAGGGCAGTGTATTGAATATTTGATTGAGAACCAGGAACTGGCCACAACGTGATCGTTGGGTTAATTTGCTGATTAAAGAAATACGACGTAGAAACATAGTTAGCTATTTGTTTATTAGCAAGTTGCATCCACTGAGTATAGGAAAGTGACCCTAAAGCCCGATCGCCTTGACCTTGAGACTGAGGTTGAGAAAAGTATAATTGCTCAATTTCTAATGTAGCGCCTGATGTCTCTAGAATACGCCAATAACGAGCATTCAACGAATTGGTTAAAACAATCCATCCCACTTGATTTTGGTTGTAGTTAATCAATTCAGGAGAGTTAAGCGTAATCCATTGTGTTCCATCAAAAGAATATTGAACCGCTATTTTATAGACAGAACTATTGTTTAATGGCTGAATACCTACATAAGTGACTGAGTATTCATTTTCAGTTCCATAATCATAGCCAATATACCCATTTGCATCCGCTAAAGTACATCCGCCTGTAACATTAGGATCAAAGACATTCGCTGCTGACCCACTAGCAACCGTTGAAGAAATTGCACTACCGCCTGTGTTTAATCGTTGAGGTTGAATAGCTATAACATCAACAATGTTTGTTAAAGTGGCAGGGAGTTGATAAGTAGCTTGCCCATTATAAAGGCTTACCATTTGTCGTTTGCGCATCCAGGGAGTGGGAATGTTTCCCATCCAGGCGCTTAAGGTAAGGTTTGAAGAAAAAATCGCTTCTTCTGCATAGGCTTGAGAAATTCTATTTGCTTCTATACCTATGCGAGCAAAGATTTCCCGAACAAATTTATCAATTTGAGTGGTAATACCAAAAGTGTTTGAATTGCTTGTTGCCATTCACTATCTAGACCTTCCTGAGCCTCGATGATGAAAACTCTTAAGAGTGGCCGCCAGATGCGCTTGACGTGTAATTTTAGGATTAGAACTGTGCTCTGCTCTTTTAAGCTTCTTCAAAGGAATTTTTTGTCCCTGTGGAACACCTAATGCCTCATGAAGTTTTCCTTTGCTAGATGGAGGTAAAGCTTTTTGAATCCATTTTTCTTTTGCCATTACTTAATTCCCTGTTGCAAGAACGTGAAAATCAAAGAATTGGCAGTCAACGGATCTGTTTCTGCAATGGAAAGCCATAAAGACGCAATTGGAAAATCCAATTTAGTAATCTGATTATCGGTAGCGCCTGTCATATCAGCTGTTACTTCAAATGCAGGTATTTCTCCACCAATAAAAGGCACAAAGTTGCCAGTATTAGCACCTGGGTAGGAAGGTTTGTTTAAACTCTGATAAGCTGTGTATTGAATGGAAGAAGCCCCAAGAACTTGCACAGAACACGATGCATACCATGCACGGCGATCATAATCAGGAAAAATGTACGTAGTAATTCCCGTTGTTCCAAGACCAGCACTAACGTTTGTGACGGCGCCATCTGCGGCAATGCTATCTACCCTTTTAAAAATAACAGCGGTTTCTACATTGCTATTGTTGGGCCCAGTAATCGTTTCTGAGATTGGCTGATTCAAAAGTCCCGTAGGGTTTCCATTAGCATCGACAGCAGAACCTAATCCAGTAACTGTAAAATCAACCCCCGATAAATCATCGGGACTGGTAATAAGTACGGTGCGTGCCACATTATTAGGATTAGCGCCACCCATATAATAGGGCCCCTTAGGCATTGTTTGAGGTGCCACAGGATAAGCTAATGCATTTTGAGGGCCCACATTTGTCGTAATAGTTAGGTTACCGGCTCCCCCTAAATCTTGCAGGGGAGCGATAACATCATTATTTCCGACAGCGGGCTGCCATAAAATTATGGTTGCTAAACTCATTATGCAGGTGTCCCTGTATAATATTGTTTTATACCAACCTGATCATCAATTGTAAGTGGACTACGTGTTTGAAGATCTGTGCTTGAAGAACCGCCAGCTGGCAATTGAGCGTCAGCTTGCTGATCAACAAAGGCGTCAAACCCATCAATAAACGCACCAAAATGCAACTGCTTTAATCCATTAGCCGGTGTAGAAGGCGTATAAGTACCTCTTACATCGCCTGTATAAGCAGTAGCCACTCTTTCATCTGCTGGGGTAAACACACCTAATGGAGTAGCAAAATCTTCCACAACCATATTGTAAGGCAAAATTACCCAATTAAATGTTGATGTGTCGGCTGCAACGTTTGCGTTAGCGTTAGTTCTTGCTTGCACAGAAAAGCTAGTACCAGCAGTTCTGTTGGTAACGGCAATCCATGTTCCGTGAGTTGCTGAAAACGTATTGTAATTTATTAAAATGACGCTAGCAGCACGTACACCGGTAGTGTTAATTGTTGCCACACCAGCAGCTAATGTGCCTGTTCCTTGAGTTACTCCTTGAACTTTTTGACAAATTGTCCATGTGATCGTTGAAGTATCAAGTGCGCTACTAGAATTAATTGTAAAGCTTACACCGGGAATAATTCCTGCTACAGGAACTGATAATGTACCAGGTGTTCCTGCAATCGTTTTGTAGCTAACAAGAATAATGCTATTGCTTTGCACTGAAGTTGTGTTAACAGTAACAACTCCAGCTACCATATTAGCTGAAACACCACTTACCCAATCTTGTGGCATGATAGCCCATTGAGCAGAGGATGTTTCTGTATTGTCGGTTGAGGTTATTGTAAAGCTTACTTGAGGCGTAATGTTTGAAATCTGCCATGATCCATGTTGTGTTCCAAAAGCTGAAACGCTTGTGTGAATAACACTATTAGAGTTAACATTGGTTGATGCAACAGCTAACTCGCCGGCCACCATGGTTCTAACCCCGCCAAGACCTGCCAAACCACTTGTATTACCTGCCACGTAAGGTGGATTAGTAATTAACCAATTAACAGCACTTGTTTCGACGCCATCGGTTCTAATTGCGAATGAAGTATTGTTAATGATTTCTCCAAAAGGTACTGAAATATTTCCAGGTGCTCCCACAGGATTGTTTCTTGTTACTTGAATATTACTTCCCACAACAACGGCTTCAGTGTTAACAACAACATCTCCGGTTGCTGTAAGAGTAGCAACACCCATATATGGCTGATCAGTTACGTCTTCTTCAGAAGTAGACATATCTGATGCATTACCCCAATTAATGTAAGAAATATCACCCACTGAATTGAGTTTGTAAGGCAATCCAAATGTATCGGTAGTTTGCAGCTGAATAGTAGCAGTACCGCTTGCTCCGTTAGAATAAACACCAGTAATCGTATAAAAAGCTTTTAAGAAGCTATAATCACCTTGAGCGTTAGCTACAACAGATGCTTGCAATGGAACACCATAGTAATCCGTACCAAATACTGTAAACGTAACGTTGGCACCAATGTTGTTTGTCAAAACAGACAACTGAGGAACACGTGGCCAATCACACTGAACAATAACGTTTCCGTTACCGCCAATTGCAGAAGATGTCACATATCCATCAGCTGATAGAGTCAAATACCCTGCTCCTGTAACTGAAACAGGTGCACTGTAGCCGACAATGTTTCCAGCACCACTTGGTCCTCTAGGGATAATGTTGTAGGTCCCTATTGATGACAAAAGAAGTCCTTGTCCCCACTGTTGATAAGAATAAGGAGTAAGGCGAGAGTTTGGACCTGTTCCAGATACAATGGTACGTGTAAGCACAGGGCCTACACGCACACCATCATCAAATTCCGTGCCCAAAGGAAAATTTGAATTTGTTAAATATGCATTAAATGCCATTTTAGTTTCTCCTTATTGAGCAGATGAACCTTGAACACCAAACACAGCGCGCCAGTTAGAACATCCAAAACTGTAACGTTCAACAGCACGGATTGTGGTGTTATCCGTTAAGGGGTCCATAATAAAGTCTATATCTAGGTTACTGCGTTGAAACATTTTAAATCCTTGAGTTTCCGACGTAGTCAGAAACCAGTTATATGGATTGGTTAGGAATGGGTTGACAATCATGCCACCTGGTAAATATTTACCATGAGAAATCGCATTGATGTCGTTGTTGCCAGTTCCTGTTCTAAACGCAGAATTTAAAATGCGACTTGCTTGGAATTGCAAACGAGAAGGTACCAATAATGCCTGTGGATCAAGGTTGATGTTCAAACCAGCTTGGTTTAACCACTGTTTAATGATAGTAATCGCTTCTTCAATCGCTGATTCTGTTAAACCAACTTGGTTATCAAATGTGTTAGCCAATGTACCTGTAGCAATAGGTTGCTCTGTAGAACACAAAGGTTGTCCATTTGAAACTTGAGACTGTTGATTGAATGCGTTGTTAAATTGGTACATTGCATTTATATTGCGCAAAGTCGATAAAGAATTGCGTAATTGAAGCGCAATCTGAGGGAATTCGGACTCATAAAGGTTATCTTCTATCATCCCCCTTGACAATTGCACCCCAATGCCGTAAAATTGATGAAAATAACTAGTTGTGTATGCCTGTTGAACATTTCCCATCGCCACAGGAGCACCGTCCTGCTTTAATTGTCCAAGTCCCAAGCCTTCCATTTCAACTTCGTACTCAACCGCTTTATCGGATTTAAGTATTTTGTAAACAGATTTAAAAAGTTCCGGATATGTATTCCAATCCCCAAAAACTGCTGCTAATCCGGGCCTCAGCTCGGAAGGTATATTACTGCGAGTAACTAATGCCATTTATATATCTCCTCTATACTAGAGTTCTCATTACTCGGAAGTAATGGTTGTTAATTAATACTTGAACGTTGTTATATAGTTGGCCTGAAACGTTTCTCGAATCAGCGCTCAAAGAGTCGATATAACAATTAAACAAAAATGCGTATGTAGAAGGTGTATTCGCCACAATTGCTGGAACCGCATCAACAACACCGGTTGTGCGCGTTGCACTATCAATGTTAATGCTGACGTAAGACTGACCAGTGTTTGTGTTTCCAGCTACAATGCCGCTACCTGGAGATGTTTCTTGATACGTTACATAAGCGTATTTTCCACAAGAATCCTGTGTAGCTCCCACATTTCCAGTTACCTGAGCGTTATACAGAACTGTTGGATCAATAATGACATCAGCAACAGCTGGTGCATCTCCGAGTGTTAATGTGTTAGCTGGCCAAAATGGACGACCAGGACTTGCTGGATCCACCGGACTTACAGCCGTTGGCACTATATATTGACATCCGTTAAAAATTCCAATTGCTGGTGAATCTGCATAATTTGCAATTGTTTGACCTGCGATAGGTGCAGTTGCTATATCAAAAAGGTTTCTAAGATATCCATTTCCATCTATGTAGACGAGATCGCCTTTAAAAATGTTTTGACCATATCCAGACTCAATTAAGTAAGTAGCCATTTGGCCATTCCATGAGGAATTGCTTTGCGTTTCAATCGCCTGTAATCCCCACGGTTTATTTTGCCCATAAGACATAATAATTCCCTCAAAAAATAATAAGTTAAGTTGTGTGTTTTCAAGGATTGAACGCCGGGATGGCGCTGCAGCTTACATACCTTTTTGTAAGCTGGAGGACATATAAAAAAAGATACAAGGCAATGCCAGGATATTTAAATACCTATGTCCATAATATTTAAATATTTAGTCAATAGACCACAAATATTACTTAATTAATATTATAAGTATACTTATTTTTACTTGTCAACATTAATTGCGTCCATGTCGCCAAAATTGTCCTAATGGGCCTCGATAAGACTTATCTTCCAAGACCATGTGTTTAGACATTTCTTCGTGGCGTCTGTTGTTTTTTAAGAATTCTTCGTTTTCTGCATCATCTAGATATTTTGGGCGTTTCATAAGGATTTGTCCGCCTTTGCGAACATAATCATTATTAAAATCTTCACGCTTTCCAAAAAGATCTGTGACATAACGCTGTGATAATTCTGGGTGTTCGCTTTTTTTAACCGGTTCATATCCACGCTCACATGCATTATCTACAGACTCTTGCCAAGGCATATTGGCGGTCATATAAGGCACAAAAGCATATACATGATCAGGATCGCTCTCACGCACAGATTTAGGCACATTAAATCGACTGCCTTGAAAAAAACTAATAGATTGACGTTTTTCTGCATCTCTTTCGCTTCCTTTTTTAGGAAGAGGTCTAGTTGGGCGCTTAAAAGTTATAGATTCAAAAGCAGCTTGATCATTAGCAGCTGTGTTGGTGTTTTCACTCATTTTTTTATCCCTTTCCTACATTCTCACACTAAATCTTGGGTCATGGGCTTGACGGCTATAGAATGCCTTCTTTTCCGCATATTTTTTAATTGCTTCTTCGCTTGATAAGTAGCTTCCATTACCGCTTGGGTGAGGAATTTGCAGATTGCGTGCAATTCTGTATTCCGCAGGAGTAAGTGTCATAACTGGTTTAGAATTTGATGATTTAACAGCGTACTGGTCAGCCATTGATGCTCCAGCTCTATTAACGCCGCCTACTTTAGAAGCAGGACGTGATTGTTGTTGCATAGCAGGTTCCTCTATTTCTTGGGGGGATGTTTGATTTAAGCCATATTGAGCGTTCATGTATTTTTCTAAAGATTCATAATAAGCATCGGTACCAATCAAATCGGATTGGTTATTAAACTTAAGACGCTTATTAAGATCTCGAGCCGCCTCATTTATTTCGGTCCATAACTCTTGATCAAATGAAGAAGAATTCTGATCGGCCCAAGGATTTCTTTCTAAGAAATTAAGGGTTGCCTCTGGAATATCCTCAACTTGAGGAGCGTGAGACTGAGCATAAGGAGATTGTTGATACTCTTGATCTTCAAAATCTGTATCTACAGCTTCCGTATAAGCAGGAGCTGCTTGTTGCTGTTGATATTGATTTTTGTATAAACCAAACGTTGCCTGTTCACTCTTTACACGCGCTAGTTCTTGTTGAAGATGAATCTCTTTATCAATGTCACCATCCTCTTTAGCAACCCTTAATTGATGAACAATTCCTTGCTCTTGGGCGCTAAGACTAGAATTATACAGCTTTTCATTAATTGAATTTTTTGATTGTAATTCTTTTTCACGTAACGCTAAGATTCTTTCTTTTTCAGCCAACTGCGCTTGAAGCGCTTTATTAGAGTTTGTTAAATGACTAATACGTTCTTTAAAAGGATTCTTGTTCTTTTGACGCTGTTTATCGAGATTCTGCTTATACGTTAACCCTTCTTCTGTTTTATTGCTTAAAGCAGCAACTTTTGCATTTTCAGGGTCGTTTCGAGGATCACTTTCAGAAGTAGCTGCTTCTGCACTTCCATCGTCATCAATCTCTACAGAAACGTTTTCACCAGATTCTACACTTGGTTCGTTAAAACTTAAGAGGTTTTCTGACTCATTCATATTTGCCAGCCTTTCCTTGAGTTAATAAATAGTTCAAATCATCAGGATTAACGGCAGCCAATATGCGATCGTCGTTAATGATGTAACAGTTAAGATTTGGGATGTAGCAGTCTTCGCGTTCGTATTTGGAATACCAAACCCATGTTCCTACAGGTACCTGATACGCTTCACCAATCTGAGTAAATGCTAAGGGTCCATGTTTTAAGACTAGACCTATGTTAAAAGCCGCCATTTCGCGTTCTAACACTGAATCTGGAATGGTTAAGCCACCGGGGTTTGCAATACGTTTTGGACTTCTGATTAAGACACGAAATGCTTTAATTTCTGGATCTACACCAATCTGTTCACGACAAAAACTTTTTTCTTTATCCATGAGCAGAATCTCCATCCGCAGATACGCCCTTTTTGAAGTTTGCGTAAATTGCATCAAGCTTTGAAACTACTTCGCGAAACGCTGTAATAATTCCAACCGCT